GTGTTTTACTTGACAAATAAAAAATTTTCCAGTATAAAATACTCAAAAAATACCCTTAACAAAAAATCCACCCTATGAAAGAAACTCAGTACCCAGGATATTATATTACAGAAGACGGAAGGGCATATAGAAAACCCACAAAAAGGGATTCATCCGGAAAAATAGATGAAAATGGTTTAATATACTTAAAACCCAGTCTTAGAGGAAATCCAAGAAATAAAAAATATCAATATGAGTGTATTAATATTTCATTATATGATGAGAATGGAAAATTTGTAAAGCAAATCAAAAAAAGCATTCATCAATTAGTTGCAGAAACTTTCATTCCAAATCCGAATAATTATTCAGAAATAGATCATATTGATAGAAATAAGAAAAATAATCATATAAACAATTTACAGTGGTGTAATAAACTTCATAATATGAGATGGAGTTCTGAAGAAAATGCAAAATATTTTAAACTAACTGACATAATTACAAATAAAATATATGAAGGGGAAAATCTTCAAAAATTTATTAGAGAAAACTGGGAATGGATTTCAAAAAGAACAAAAATCAATAATGATAGAAAATTTACAAGTCATTTGATAAGAAAATATAAAAAACAAGCAGTCGTAAATGGGTTTATTCTTAAAAGATAAAGACTCATATATAAAAACAACCCTCATAATCACTTAGATGAAAAAAAATTCCGGAGATATTTTTGAGTCCATAGAGATCGACCCAATTACAGGACAGTATTACATCACCATACCAGAACAAATTATGAATGAATTGCAGTGGTACGAAGACACTCGAATTAAATTTTCAGTTGAAGGTGGCGAGGTCATTTTATCAGAGGCGGATTGACTTCTTATAGATACTGTTGTATGATATGAATGCAATTACTTTCTATTATGGCTAAAGGTTTTACAGTAAAAGCAAAGGCACCAGTTGCCTCACAAGAACAAGAATGGGACTATAATCTAGCAAGAGAAATGGTGAAAGGAAAATCCATTGTCTTTTGTCTACCAGGAAGAGGAGTCTCATATACCTACCTCAAAAACTTTGTACAACTTTGTTTTGATCTTGTACAATCGGGAGCAAGTATCCAGATCTCGCAAGACTATTCATCGATGGTAAACTTTGCAAGATGCAAATGTTTAGGTGCGAATGTACTGCGTGGACCAGATCAGATTCCCTGGGATGGCAAACTGAATTATGATTGGCAACTTTGGATTGACTCCGACATTGTTTTCAATACTGAAAAGTTTTGGCAACTTGTACTGATGGACAAGGACATTGCTTCTGGATGGTATGCAACAGAAGACGGTCACACAACATCAGTGGCGCACTGGTTGGATGAGGATGATTTCAGAGGTAATGGTGGTGTGATGAATCATGAAACCGTTGAAAGTATCTCAAAGCGTCGGAAACCATTTACAGTTGACTATGCAGGATTTGGATGGCTTCTAATTAAGAACGGAGTCTTTGAACATCCAGAAATGAAATATCCTTGGTTTGCACCAAAGATGCAAGTCTTTGAATCTGGACAGGTTCAAGATATGTGTGGAGAAGATGTATCATTCTGCCTCGATGCAAAGGAAGCAGGATTTGAGATTTGGTGTGATCCTCGTGTTCGTGTCGGTCACGAAAAAACCCGCATTCTATAATTATGACAGAAACTTACAATATCCTTTGTAAGGGTCGTAGAATCTATGCAAGTCTTACAGAGGAAGAATATTTCAATGTTATGGAGGATCTGTCGATAGAGTTTTATCAGACAGGTTCTCCAAGACCTGAAGATCTTGAAACTGAAATTTTAACGGAGAATCAATTATGGCAAAAGTCGGATCACTGAAAAATAGTTCTTATAATCCTGGTCCACCTAAGAAGTCTCGTCAAGGAGACGGTGGGGGCACTAAGTATGCTTCGTCTTCTCGTAATAAAGCACGTAAGAAATATAGGGGTCAAGGTAAAGGATGACCTTTAATTTAACACTCTACACCTATCTCGCTCCAAGTAAAGTTTGTAGTGGGGTAGGTGTTTTTTCTTTAGTGAATATACCAGTAGATACTCTAATATTTTCACCAGGTCCCATGGTGAAAATATTATGGACTCAAGTGAATGAAGCACTTAAAAAAAGACTTGAGACTTTAACCTATTATGATAATGAAGGATTTTGGGTCGATTCGGATCTTGCAAAATTAGGACCCCAATATTATATAAATCATTCACATAATCCTAACGTAGCATATAACAAAAACACTGGCGAATTATATGCAATACGTAATATTCAAAAAGATGAAGAATTAACAGACTACTATTTTCCCGGAGAAAGAGATTGGCTTACTTAAATCATAGTTTACCTGATTGGTCTTGTTATATTCGCAATGAATTTCTTTATAATCATAAAAAAGGTCATGGTGAAGTAACTAAATGTGATGTTCACTCTGTTGCAAGTATAGAAAAACGTGTACCTCTTTTTGAGGCATTTTTGGAAAACGGTGTAAATTGGACTAGAAGACCTCTACACGCTTTTTGTTGGGATCCTAATGCTGCGATAGAACCTCTTGAGAACATTATGTATTGGGATTGTTTTTCTCCATATATTGATGTTCAAAGAAGACATAGACTTGCCAATTTAGATGCTCAACTTATTCGCCCAGACGGAAAAAAAGTATTAGGAACATATATGTTCACCCTTGATTGGTCATGGGAAAACAAAGGAGTGCTTGATTTGAACTTTTCAGAAACTCCAGAACATAAATGTGCTCATCTATTTAAGGTTGAAACTGGTAATTATTATGCATATCCAAATAATCGTATTATTTGGTATGATAATGCTTGGGTTTTTAATAGAATAGATAAAAATCCTGGATATGAAATAGACATGACTGCATATTCTGTAGAAAATAAACGAAAAATTGAAACTTCAGATCATTACATTTACGAAATCACTGATTTAGAACAAAAATAAATAACTTTTTTACACTAAAACTGAATTGAAACAGTACTCAATGGGTAAACACCTACTTTTAGAGGTGTATGATGTTGATTTTGAAGTGATTAACAATGCTGAATCACTTCAAGATGCTATGATTAGAGGCATAAATCGCGCAAAAATGACTATTTTGAACACATTTTCCCATTGTTTTGTTCCTCAAGGGTGTACAGTAGTCATTGCACTAGCAGAAAGTCATGTTTCTTGCCATACTTGGCCAGAAAATGGATGTTTAGCAGTTGATGTTTATACTTGTGGGGATGGAAATCCAAAATTAATTGCTTTAGAACTATTAAAATACCTAAATTCAGACAATTATAATATTAGAGAAATAGATCGTTAAATACAAATAAGGAGATAGCAACCTCCTTTATAAAAGTTCTGTTTTATTCATTAAAACAGGAGTTAAAATGTCAAATTTACCCGTTGATAGAGATTGGGAATACATGAAATCGATGTGGGGAACTACACATCTTATCACTGATTACCAATCCCAACCTCAAAAAAGAGTTATTCAAGAAGTTATGCACGATCTTGCACCTCGTCATGACTTAAAAAAACAACAAGAGTTACATGAAAAAATTCGTAATGATGATGATTATGATGATTGGGACTATGGAACTGAACCAACATATGGAACATCTTGGAAATCATCATAAATAAGTAAAGAATTTATCTAAAAATGGCAGTCACTAGGATATCCAGATCTTTTAAGGATATTAGTTTATCTTTTGACCCACATCCTGTGACTAAAGATCTATCTGTTTTGACAAATGAACGCGCAATTATTCGCTCAGTTCGTAATTTAGTCGAAACAATTCCAACTGAAAGGTTTTTTAACCCTACACTTGGATCAGATGTAAGAAGCAGTTTGTTTGATTTTGTTGATTATGCAACTGCTTCTACAATTGAAGATCAAATTATTGAAGTAATTAATAATTATGAACAAAGAGTAACAAATGTAATTGTTCAGGTTGACCCCATACCAGATCTTAATGAATTTGAGGTGACCATTACATTCGATATTATTGGACAAGAAATACCAGCACAACAGTTTTCATTCATACTAGAGGCAACAAGATAAAATGCCTTTTACTAAATTTACAAATCTAGATTTCGATCAGATAAAGACCTCGATCAAAGATTATCTCCGTGCTAACTCTACATTCACGGATTTTGACTTTGAAGGGTCTAATTTTTCTGTTTTAATTGATACCCTAGCATATAACACATATATTACAGCATTTAATTCTAATATGGTTATAAACGAATCCTTTTTGGATTCGGCAACTGTAAGAGAAAATGTAGTATCTCTTGCAAGGAATATTGGATATGTACCTTACTCTAGAAATTCTGCAGCCGCTACAGTATCATTTACAGTAAGTGTAGCACCTAATAGTTTCCTGCAGGACAATACACCAGTTTATACCCCTACAGTGACCTTACAGGCGGGTCTGGTATGCACTGGATCTGTAAAAGGAACCTCTTATGTATTCTCTATTCCTGAAAATATTACAGTTCCAGTAGTAAATGGTGTAGCGACATTTAGTAATATATCAATCAAAGAAGGAACCTTTCTTACCAAAAGATTTACTGTAAATGCTTCTTTAGATCAAAGATTTATATTAGACAACTCATTTATTGATACCTCTACAATTAGAGTCTATGTTAAAGGATCAAGTGATAGTGGACTAGGGGTAAAATATTCATTAGTCGATAATATTTTTAAAGTTAACTCAACTTCTCAAGTATTCTTAATTCAAGAAGTTCAAGATGAAAAATATCAATTACTTTTTGGTGATGGATTTTTTGGTCAAAAACTTGAAAACGGTGCAATTATAACTACGAATTATATTATAACAAGTGGAAAAGATGGAAATGGAGTAGAAACATTCTCTTTTGCAGGTTCTTTAAGAGATGCTGATGATAATAATGTAATTTCACAAAATACAATCACAGTTACTACAAATCAAAAATCACAAAATGGATCTGATATTGAAACTATAGATTCAATTCGTTATTTTGCTCCAAGATTATATGC